GAGGGTCATCGGGCAGATGGCCCGAGCCGCCGGGGATGCCGAAAAGGCTGTTGTTCCGGTCATCACGAAAGACCTCCGCGACGAGGTTGCCGATCAGGGCGCGAAGTTCCACATCCGCGGCAAGAGCGGCAAGAGTGTTCAGCTGGGTGCGAAGTCGAAGGTAGCGGGCAACACCGGTCGGGTATCCGGCAACCCGCCGGGATTCTGGCGGATCGTCACCGACGGCTCGAAACCGCACATCATCTCTGGTGGCACGCGGACGGGGAAGCGGCGTTCACAGTCGACGGTTGTGCGGCGCTTCGTCAACGCCGACGTCGCGTTCGGCGACACCGCACCGTTGAAGTTGGGTTCGATCGGGTTTCGCCAGTGGGCACACCACCTCGGCCATTCCGGGTTCGGTGATCCGTGGCGCAAAGCACTCGACCAGACAGACACCATCGTCACCAAAGCCCACGACACCGTCACCACCAAGCTGCTGCTCAACGCCTGGCACAGCTAACCGCCCAAGGAGATCCAACCGCCCATGCCCGTATTCTTCGTGTTCGACGGCAAACGACTCGACATCGACGACATCCCTCTCGACGACTACGCCAACATCCAAACCGAAACCGGTTTGCAGTGGTGGCAGCTGGCACCGAACCCGTTGGCCCACGCCAAGGGTGGGCAGCTGCTCGCTCAGGCTGCTGCCCGGATTTGTGAGGTGACGTTGCCGGATCCGTTGACCCCGCGGCTGCTCGTCGAAATCTTCAAGGTTGAAACCGAGGCGACGCCGAACATCGCTACCGAGTTCACGGATGGGATCCCGGACCCAAAAGCGGAGGACGAACCGGCGACGACCTGATTGTGTGGGCCACCCGCCGGTTCGGATGGCCCCCCGAAGTAACGAAACGACAATCGATTCGTGAGTTGCGGCTGTTGATGGACTCGTACCGGTAGAGGGTGGTGGCAGATGGCGGGTTCCGCTTCGCAGGTCTTCACCGCTGTCATCAAGGCGGACGCGTCGGGTGCGGTCACCGAACTCAAGAAGGTGTCCGGCGAGATCGACAAAACCACCAGCGGTGCCGTGTCGAAGCTCGACAAGTTCGCCGGTGCCGCGACCAAGGCCGGAATCGTGATGGTGTCCGCCGCCGCCGCCGGCGCAGGCGCGATCTTCAAGTTGGCGCAAGGCGCATCCAACCTGGCCGAATCCGTCAACGCCGTCAACGTCACGTTCGGTGAAGCATCGGAAGGCATCCTCGAGCTCGGCGAATCCGCAGCGACCGCTGTCGGCCTGTCGAAGTCTGAGTTCAACGGGCTCGCCGTCCAGTTCTCGTCGTTCGCGAAGACCGTCACCGGTGACGGTGGCGATGTTGTCGCGACGATGGACACGTTGACAACACGGGTCGCCGACTTCGCATCAGTCATGAACTTGGATGTGCCCGAGGCGGCCCGGATCTTCCAGTCGGCTTTGGCCGGTGAGACCGAGCCGATCAAGAAGTTCGGCATCGATCTGTCCGCAGCGTCGGTGGCGGCGTTCGCTGTTGCGAACGGCATCTCTGAATCGGCTGCGTCGATGACCGAAGCGGAGAAGGTCACCGCCCGCTACGGGCTGTTGATGGAATCGACCGAGCAGACGGCCGGCGACTTCGCGAACACCTCGGACGGGTTGGCGAACCAGCAACGCATCCTGTCGGCCAACTTGAAGAACCTTGCGGACGGGATCGGCACCGGCGCCCTCCCGATGCTCACCGCGTTGGTGTCGACCGCTAACAAGGCTGTGATGGCGTTCGCCGATCTGTCACCCGAAGCACAGAGCGCGATCGGGAAGTTCGCGGCGATGGGTGTCGCCGGGCTCGGTCTGCTCGGGTCGTTGTCGTTGGTCGCCGGCCAGGTGATCAAGATGCGGGACCGGTTCACCACCCTCGGCGACGACGGTGTCCGCTCACTCAACAACATGGGCAAAGCCGCCAAAGGGCTCGGCGTCGGAATGGGCATTGCCACCCTCGCCGTCGTCGCATTCGAGCTCAACCAGAAACGACAGAACGACTCGCTGCATGAATCGCTCGACCTGATGGGCGAACTGTCCCGTCTCGCCGCCGAGGAGTTGCCCGACGCGTATCGTGACATGTTGGTTGCCGGGTTGATGGCCGGCAACTCGCTGTCCGAGGTGATGCAGAAGTTCGCCGAGTCGAACCTTGAGGCGGCGATGCGTGTCCGTGACAACGCCGAAGCGATGGGTATCGCCACCGACCAGCAGGACGCTCTGATCCATGCGATCAACGTCGAGATTGTCGCCCGTAAAACGCAGGCTAAAACGACCGACGAGTACACCGGCGCCGAAGAAGCGGCAACCGACGCCACCGCTGCGTCGGTCAAAGAGACGTTCAATTTGAAGAAGGAGATGGAAGGCGGCATCGACGTCACGGAGACGGCGGTGCAAGCCCAGGAGGCGTTGGTGGCGCAGCAGGAAGCCGCCGCCGAGTCGGCCGCCGATCAGGCAGAAGCGTTGGCTGATCTGACGAAAGAGTTGATCGACGCTGTCGATTCGATCTTCAACTTGGAGAACGCCACACTCGACCTCAACTCCGCCTACGCCGCCTATCAGGAATCGGTGTTGGCGACGACGGCGCTGTTGCAGGATTCTGAGGCGACGGACCGGGAGAAGGAACAAGCGCTCCGCGATTTGCGTTCCGAGGAACTTGCAACGGCGGCGTCGGCGTTGGCGACAGCGCAGGCGTACGCCGCTGAGAAGGGCGCCGCCGAAGGATCCGCCGCCTCTGCACAGTTGCAGAAAGAGAAGCTGCAAGAACTGCAAGCCCAGTTCCCGGAGCTCCGCGACGAGATCCAGGAATACATCAACAAGCTCAACGCGGTCCCCGGGGTTATCAAGACCCGGTTCGAGATCACGGCGACCGGGGCGACGGTCACCCCGCACGGCGACTTCATCGGCATCCCCGTCGGCGCCCGCGCCGGCGGCGGTCCGATTGGACCCGGCCTCACATTGGTCGGCGAAAAAGGACCGGAGATTCTGTCGCTCGGTTCCGGCGTCCACGGCAACGTCATCCCCAACAACCAACTGGGCGCGATGGGAGCAACGGTCTTCAACGTCAACGTCAACGCCGGGATGGGGGCAGACGGCAAAGAAATCGGTGACGTCATCGTCGACAAGATTCGCCAGTACGAACGCCGCAACGGCCCCGGTTGGAGAACCTGAATGTTCACCGCCCCGGTCATCACCGCCTACTTCGACCTGACATCGGGTGGTGGCGGGTTCTTCACCGTCGAAGACCCCACCCTCGGCGCGTTGGACACTGGTGGCCCGTTGGCCGGTGACATCGCCACCGACATCGACGGCTACGGCTATGAAATCAACATCAACCGTGGCCGCAGCCGGGAACTCGACGAAATCCCTGCCGGCACCTGCCGCATCAACTTCCGCAACGACGACCGCACCTTCGACCCCGCCCACGCCACCTCAGCGTTCTATCCGAACATCACCCCCGGGAAACGAATCTCTGTCTCCATCTACGGGGTGACCGTGTTCGACGGGACCGCCGAGGACTGGGAAAACGAGTACGACCGTTCACGCCGCACTGATGCCTCGGTGTTCTGTGTGGACGCGTTGGGGTTGTTGGCCCGCAAAGATTTCGACGCCTGGACGACAACCGATTTGGAGACGGCCGGTGAGCGGATCGCGTCATCGTTGGACCGCAACGAGGTGGTGTACGCCGGTGGCCGCGACCTCGACGCAGGTGTCGAACCGTTACAAGACGATTCGGTGACGTGGGGGTCGAACGTTCTCAACTATTTGCAGCTCGTAGCGAAGTCGGATTTGGGTCGGCTGTTCGCTGCACGGGATGGGGTGCTCACCTACCGCGACAGGTTGTCGGTGGCGGGGTCGACGCCGTTGTTGACGTTCGCCGATGATGGTTCCGGCTTCAAGTTTCAGGCTGCGAAGAAACGGTCCGCCGCAGAGCTGCTTTACACCCGTGTCGGGGTTGATCGTGAGGGTGGGACGTTGCAAACCTCAACCGATGTTGATGCGGTCGAGTCGTACGGGGTTCGCACCCTCTCCCTCGGCGGGCTACTCCTCAACACCGACGCACAGTCGGAAGCGCTCGCAGATTTCCTCCTCGGCATCTACAAACAGCCCGACGACAGGGTCGCCCAGTTGTCGGTGTTCGTGTCGGGCTATCCGTCGGAGGCTGACAGGGCGACGGTGACAGCGCTCGAGATCGGCGACCTTGTCGACCTGGTGTGGACACCGGCGGATGTTGGTGCGGCGTTGGAGTTGACGTTGCTGGTGGAAGGTGTGTCGCATCAGATCCGTTACGACTCGGGGCATTGGATGACGTTGTCGTTGTCGAACGCTTTGCAACAGTCGGTGTTCATTCTCGACGATCCGGTGTACGGGATCTTGGCTCCGCCAACCGGCGGCGTGTTGGCGTTCTAAGGGGCAGGGTGGATGGCTGATTTGTTCACCGCTGGCAACCCGTTCACCGCGGCCCAAGCCAACGCCTTCGCTGACGGCCTGTTGACCGGCACCTACACGCCGACGTTGACGGCGATGGTCATCGGCACCGGCGGTGGCGCGACGAACTCGGCGACGTACACCTATTCCGGCGGGATCCTTGTCGTGCAAGGGCAGACGTTGTTCGGGACGTCAGGTCAGACGTTCCCGGGTGCGACAGCGGCGTGGGACACACCGCCTGCGTTCACGGTCGCTGGTGGTGTGT